GTCTGAACACCAGCCACAAAATTCTTCGCATTTAAGATACGAAGTTGATCAGTAATTATTGCAGCCATTTTGGAAGGACTTTTTGTTATTTATAGTGGTTTATGCTGTATAATCTCTATACTTAAGAGGTTCAAATCTAGAAACTAATCCACCAGTAGAGATTCCACTAACTCCATCATTTCCGTAGAAGTTGAAAGAGAGTGGTGTGGTTCTGCCACCGAATTGAATCTTACCCCAACTGTAGTTGCCCATCTCATATTGAGATTCAAAACCGAATGTTCCGGGTTTATCAACATTAACGGTAATTCTTTGAATAGCCGTTACACCTACACCAGTAACATTTTCATCTCTTCTTTGTGAGGAGATAACCTGATACACGTTATCAACAGAAGTAGTTCCAATACCAATAGTAGATCCTGAACTATCCTGTGAGGCGAATGTATCAGCGATAGAAACATTCGTATTAAAGATAGTTAGGTAATCATTAGTTGAGATAGAACTAATAGTAACACTTGTTCCAACATACTCAGCGTCTCTCATGAATGATTGAACTGGAATGTAGAGATCAAAGTAAAGTTGTTCTTGAGAACCAGTAGAAGTAGCTCCCAAACCAACAATGTTTCCATAATCACCTGTGTAACTATTAACTTCGATTTCCTCTCTTGTGAGAGTTGGTTCACCAATCATAATAATAGGTAGATTATCTGATCTATATCCTGTGCCACCATCAGTAATAGTGATACTATTAATAGTATCACCACTTAGTGTTGCCGTAGCCGTAGCTTTAGATCCATTTACAGGAGAGGCGATACTCACATCAGGAGCCTGTGTGTAACCTACTCCAGGATTTGTTACCTTGATATCAGTAATAGTACCCAGAGATACAATTTGACCCACTTCAGCTTTTGCACCTACGACAGGATCTTGAGACAAAATCTTAATCTTATTCTGGAAATCTCTATCACCAGATTCAGTAACAGTATCAAAGAGAGGTCTTACATTATCAACATATGCGAAAGTAGAACCAAGACCAACAGGTTGAATCAGGTAAGAAGAAGGATAGATGAGAGGTTCGTATTCGACTCTATCTTTACCAATTTCTTGTCCATCAATGATCTTATCGATCTGTTGTTTACACCATGTTACAGGTCTACTGAGAGTTGTATCATCAGTAACACCAGGACCACTGTAGGTAGTAGTTTGAACACTATCAATAGTGTTAATACCAACAACAGTTCTTGGATCCTCATCTAGTGCGGTACCCTGTCCCCGTTCTGGGTCGTTGTTGATATCTAAAGTATCACCAACCTTAACTGTTTCCAGAATATCAGTGAATACAACATCAACATCCCCACTACCCTTATAGAATAGTACCTTTGAACTATCACCAGGTTCTGGTGGTTCAACAAACTGAACAGTACCACCGCCAGTGAAGTTATATGCAACTTCTGGTTGTTGGAGAATGTCATTGATAAAGATCAAGAGAGTTTTATCAACTTCAATAGGTGATCCAGCTGCTGATTGAATCGAAAGTGCAACATCATTGACTGACAGTCTGAATGATTTGTTTTTACCATCAAACTGTGAATCGAAGTTGTCAAGAACCTGAAGAACACCAATAGAGAATCCATTGAAATCATCCTGATAGATTTCATTGATACTAATCTGGAACTCACTGAATGTTCCACTTGTAGGAATACCAGTTGCTCCACCAACAGGAACAGTTAGAATCTCACCATTACCATAAGCGAAACCTTCCTGTTTCAGTTGATAATCAATAACACTACCACCAGCTCCAACTTGAATATCAATGGTTGCAGATTGACCAATACCCTGTACAGAACTTCCACTATAGATCAGAGGAATATTTGTATAGGATGCAGGATCATCAATTACAAGTTCAGGTAAGTTAGTTGAGGTATAACCAGATCCAGGGTTAGTAATCGTAACACCAGTTACACTACCATTAGATATAGTAGCCTCACCAATAATCGTTACATTGGGAGTTCCAAGACTAAAGGTTTGAACACCAACAAAGATTGTTCCAATACCAGTTCTATAACCAGAACCAGAGTTACCAATATTGACAGCCGTAATCGATCCACCTGCCGATACGTTGACTGTACCACCAGCCCTAATCAGAGGTTGATATCCACCACCTTCTGTGGATCCAATAGAAACAATGAAACCACCAACTGGTAGGTTAGTTCTGTTTGGATCATAACCATAAGCTGCTCCAGTTTCTTCAAATCTGATTGAAGAAATACCAGAAGCAGTTTCAGAAAGATCATATGATCCTTGATCTGCCTGAACACCTTGTGGTTCCTGGAAGATATTGTTAATAAGAACAATAGCGTTATCTGTTGAGAAACCTGTGATATTCTGTCCTCCACTAGTGAGTCTAAACTCACTCCTAATACCAGTAAAGTTATTTGATACATCATCAAATACATGGTTAGCAAAGTATGTCTCTCTATCAGTATTGAGAGGAGCGGTTCTCATAAAGGTTCTACCTTGGAAAGTAGAATGTGTAGTTAAACCAGTGTAATCTCTTTCAGAAGGTGCAGATGATGTAGTAGAGAGTGGGATAGCACCATATGGTGGAGAAATAAAGTTGATTGTACTACCAACAATATTGTATGTTCCGGTCATTTTGGTAATGGTAGATCCACTATTGTGGGGTTCTAATGCTGTTCCAAGTTGTCCTCTCTGGACAACCAGATTTCCAGCTCCACCAACACCAACAGATATAATACGCATCACCTCATCACCAATCTTAATCAGATCAGCTGAAGCGATAGATGTGATACCAGAAGTTGGGAATACTGAATCAAATACAATATTACCACCAAGAGTTGTGGTAACTTGAGTTTCAGCCAAAGGTGCCTGAATCATATTATCAATAGCGATCAGAGCCTTAGCGTTCTGTTTCTTAGCTGTGATATTGTGAGAGGTTCCAATACCAACTGAAGTGAATTCAAATACCTCTGGATTTGTTCTCAGAGCCTTTTCTGCACTTTCTGCAAATCTAACACTACCATCACCAACCTTAACAACAAACAAATCTGTAGGAAGTTTATTAGTAACACCAATACCAGTTATATTAGTAGGTGCAATTCCAATAGCCTGTTCTGTGAGTGTGCCATCATAAGAATAAGTAACATTCTCACCAGTAACAAAGAAGTGTTCTTTGAGGAATAAGGTGTTGTTATCGAAATCAAATGTTGTTGCGGTATTACCATCAAATTGTCTTTGGAAGATTGGAAGACCATCATGTTTCAGACCAAATGCAGTTCTGAGATCAAGTTTAGTTCCACTATAAGAACCTGTGCCTGATTGGATAATTGTATTATTAAGATCCAAGTTAGTTGCATCAAGATTATCATCATAAATCTTCTGTTCAATACCAAAGGTTCTAACTTGAACATCCGCATTTGCGTTAGGTGTGTAAGTTAGATTTCTATACTTACCAGTTGATGTAAATCCAATCTGACCAATACTTCCACCAGTGATTACATTACCAAACTCCACAAATCCTTGATTTGATTCAGAAGAGATAACACAAACTTCAAACATCTCATACTGAGAGTTAGTTGTATCCTTAACAGATACAACGTAGTAACCAGTTTCATATGGTTCCTCAAATTGGAGGATTGTATTAGCTGTTGGTGATCCAGAAGATGGAATATTCTTAAATCCAGAGTTGATTCTGGATTCTTGGAGTGCAATAGTAGAGATACCAGTTGCAGTATCAGATATTGATACAATAGAACAATTAGTTGTAACAGCAGAACCAACATTTGGTGTGTACTCAAGAATAAAGTCACTACCAGATATTCTAGATCCAAAAGTACCAAATCCTGCTGTGGATGAATACTGAGTTACCTCAGTTTGCATCTGAGCGTATTCCAACATATGAACATCTGTTCCATCATGGATTAGATTAATTTCATTAGATGCATATTCACCATTAGTATTCTCCTCAAGAACAAGAACCTTCATCGATCTGAAGTTTGCTGCCGTAGTATCCACAATTTGAGTAGTTACTCCATCAGGAACAGTAGTTCTACTAGAGAACACATTAACACTTCCACCCAGTGTAGTATTACCAATAGAGGTTATATTATCCTTGATACTGATAGAAACACTAGATGTATCATAGATGTTATCAGCAAACTTCACAGGATAGAACTGAAGATTCCATCCTTCTGCAGAAACAATATAATCAAAATATCCAAGTTCTGGATATGTTTCCATGGTTGCATACTCTTGCATGAAACCAGCAAATCTATTCTGAAGAACAGATACAACAGAAAGTTGTCTCTCATCAGTAAAGATTCTGTCTCTTACAAGTGTGAATATCTTGTTGTAGATATCATTGGGTTCAAATCCATCAATACTACTATACTTGGTAGGTCTCTCATTACTAAAGAACTCACTAGAGAAATCATCAATATCAAGAACTCTATTACCAACTGATTGGAAGTAATCAGAGAGGATACGATTCTCAAAGAAGATCTCATCAGAACTTAGAACACCGTTTACATCAAAGTGGTTTTCAGTTACATAATCAAAATCATAGAAACAGTGAAGACTTGCTCTACCAACAATATCAGTAGTAGTTTCTACATTGGAATCAAAAGATTGTAAAATAGCGAGAGGTTGATCCTCAACACTAATAACCTGAAGATCTGAGAACTCTTTATATCCAGAAATGTGGTTCAGTGAAGATACGGGATCTTCCCAGGTATCGTAAGGAACTCTAGATTTGATAGAGTATGAGAATGTTTGATAGTACTCATTATTGGGGATTCTTTGTAGAGAATCATTCAAGAAACCTGTGTTCTTCTGCCAACCATAAGTTACAGTTGCACCAGCACCTGTAGTGATTTCAGCATCGAAATCAACTTTAGTTTGAATAACACCTTGAGTATCAGAAGATAAACCTCTTACGATTTCTCCAACTTCATACTCTTTAGGAGTATCTACCTTAAGAGTTTCAGTGATTTTATTCCAGGATTCAACTCTACCAGTCTGTTTTCCTTTATAAAGAATCACTTCATTCTCAAAGAACATGTTCTTGGTCAGAACTGGATTAAAGATTGGGAAGTGATCAACTGCAATAACTCTACCAGCTGAATTTTGTAGGTCTACATTACCAGGGACATCACTATCACTCAGATATTCCTTAAGACTGTAATCAACATATGCACCAGGACCACCACCAAGATTGGAATCTGAAGAAGTTACAGTAAAGAACTGGTAACTATAGTTTTCAGAGTTATATCCTTTACCTATACTATTGATACCTACATTCAAGTTCTCAACAAAAATCTGACTACCAACATTGTATGGGAATGCACTTGCGTCACTAAATGTACTGTTCAGATAAAGTCTGACAGTCTTAGTTGATGAGGTATATGTGAGAGACACAATACCAACACCGTTTGTGTTATTGACAGGAATGATTTCCGGTGTTACATTATACATTCCAGTTGTATTCTGGAGAATAGTAACCTCAGTATCACCAAGATGATAGAAGAGGTCTAGTCCTTCAACAACATCTCTTGTATAACCATCAAGAACAACCAGGTTAGGTGCCTGTAAGTAGTTTCTACCACCAGAACTAATACCAATAGAATCAAAGGAAGTCAGAGATTCCAATTCAAGAATCTCAGGTGGGTTAGCAATAGGTCTTAGAGTTTCATCAGTAGGATAATCAAATCCAATATTATTAGCGTTGAAAGTGACTTTTTGAATCTTACCAATATTAGTACTCTGTGGTTTCAGAATAGCACCAGTACCATGTGTTGTGGTTACTGTATTAATACCGGGAATAATATCATAATTGGATCCATTGTCCAACATCAGGATACGACTAATTGATCCCAGAGCTGTGGATGATGTTGTTTCGTATGTTGTATCTGAATTCTCAACATTATATGTTGCAACATCAGGTTCTTGTGAAATATTATAACTAAAGGTAGTTGTTCCAATACCACTCAGTGTATGAACACCATCATACTTGGTTTTTTCTACACTAATCTCCTGATGTGAATTTACATCAGTATCAATAAAGATCTGTTTCTTTTCATCTGTAATAATATCATTGTTGATAGGAACAAACTTATACCATAGATTTGTTGGAACTTCATCAGATACCAACAAAGTTAAGTTTGCATCTACATCAATACCAGGTTGGCCTGAGGAGGTTACTTCAAATGTTGTTTTAGTTTCAGAAGTATCATATACATTCGTATACTCACTATCACTATACAACCTCATCTCAAAGGCAGGATAACGAACACCACTCACAACAAAGGAAAGTGATGAATCAGAGAGATCAAACTTCAGTTTGTTATTTCTCTTGACATATAGTGGTGGGTTGATCTTAGAGAGTGTTCCATTTCCGTTTGATTGAATATCAATAACTTGTGGTCTATCTTGTGATAGTTGGAACTTCTCCTTCACAAGTTGAAGGGAGTTATCATCATAAGGATAGATGTAATATAACTGATCATCATCCAAACCAGTGATAGGAGAAAGACCCTCTCTGTAGAGAACTTTATCACCCTCAACAAAATCATGACCAATAATTGTCACAGTATTCGTGACGATGTTGGTTGTAATAATATTCTTAGGATCAAATATAATTCTTCTAGAGGAATCATCATAAGAAACATTTACTGTTTTGGTATCAGTTGGTTTGACAGAAACATATACAGTATCCGCAACTGAAAGACCATGTGTTCCAGAAGTTGCAACATTAACTTCAGTTCTAGAAATTCTACCAGTTAGTACATTATCCTTATCTGTAAGGAAACTGTGGAAGTCATCAGTAGGAACAGATGTGAAGTAAAGAAGACCAGAAGTAGTTCCAACTCCAACAAACTCAGATTCAGTTCCCATACCAATCTTATTGGTAGAGAGACCAATGAAGTCTCTGTTAATAGGAGCTGTGTAATAGAAATCGTATGTGTTTAAATTCTTAAAGTTAGTTGAAATACCATTCCAAACACCAATAGGAGTCCCACCCTGTTTGTTGTAGTAGAGTCTATCATTTACATCCAAACCATGATTTGGTAGATAGATCTGTTTAGTAGGAATAAACTTCTGTGTGGCCCCTACACCGGGGTTAGAGAAGGTGATAGTAGAACCGGTACCAACAGTACCAACACCCACAACTTCTTGTGGATAGAAGTAGTATTCCTTATTAACCTCAAGAGCATTGGTTGTTTTCAGAGTTCCAACATTAATACGGAACTTACGGGGATCTTCAAACAGAATTGAACTATTAGTATGTGCCAAACCACAAGAGATGCCATCATATTCTCTTCTAACACGAATTCTTCTTGATCTAGTATCAATGTTCAGAACTCTAATATTCTCTGTTCCAATACCAAGAATATCGTTCTCACGAATAGTTGGGTAGTTTAGATCACCAGACACATAGAAGTATGTGGTGAGTCCTGTAACACCCGTAGAACCGGCTCCAAGGGTCAATACAAAGTTATCTGTCCTAATCCCAAGTCTAGCATTAGTAACTCCAGAGTAACCATTAAAGGTTGTAGATAAACCAGAGATAGTTACAACATCACCAGTATTGAATGGAATAGTCTCAGTGGAGAATCCAATAAACTGATTCAGATTAGTGATGTTTCCAAATTCAATCTTATCTAAACCTGTAGTTTCAAAGTTAATATAGTTTACATCAACACCGGAAACTCTCTCTACACGACCTTGTGCATCAGTTCCAGTAGTTCCTTCATTGTTGATCAGAATACGATCATTAACCTTGTAGAAATTACCACCAGTAATAATACCAATGCTCTCTACATTTCCCTTAGATGAACTTACAATATCTAAAGATTGATTTCTTTCCTTATCAGAATTGAACACATAATCATAACCACTATGATCATCATTAGTGTGATATGCAATTGTGTTTCTGAACCACTCACCATTCTCCAGGTTGTAATCATTCTGATTACTCAATACACCGAAGTTGGTGATATTTGGTTTGGAATAGAATGTATCACCAATGAAGTATGGGAATACAGGTCTCTTATAGTTTTTGAAAGGACCACTGGAGTCAACACTAAAAGTATTCAGAGTTGAGAAGTAACAATATCTACCCTTAGGATAGTCAGGAGTAACACAGAAACGACCATTGTGGATATCAAGATCACCTCTATCCGTGAAGATATAGTCCTCAAGGAAATATCCAAGAGGGAACAATGATGTTGGTGGTCTGTTAGTAGGGTTGGTTCTCAGTTCATAACCAGATACCATCTGAGAAATGTTACCACCCTGTGGGTCAGTGAAAGCATAAGGACCATAGATGGGGTTACCATCATACGCCCAACCAAGAATGGGTGAGTGATAGGAACTTGTTTTCTCTACACCACCAGTTAGTGTGAGGTCAGAGATACCATACTGTGTTTCATCACTACCAGAGATAACATAAGTGTTAGATCTAAGTGGTCTTGGTGCATAGAGGTGACAATACTCAAGCGAAGTATCATCAATACTTTCACCAACAAAACCATCATCAACACCAATGTTATCAAAATCTCTTTCAAAGAGGTTGATGTTCCAGTTACGGATAACGGCTTCTGCCTCACCACGTTTACCAGCAGGTTCTACTTCAATGGTTGTAGATCCACTCACATAACCCTGTCCACCACTCATGATTTGAACGGAAGTGATTACACCATTATCAACTACAGGTGTGAGTTTTGCAAAACCACCCTCACCTCTGATAATGAGATTTGGTGGAGAGTTATACTCAGATCCACCATCATTTACAATAACATCAACAATTCTTGAGTTACTTACAATAGGTGTTAGTTGTGCATTCTTACCACTGTTGAATGAGATGTTAGGTTGTCTGTTGAAATTAACAATCTCAGAAGAACCATAAGATACACCATTGTTTGTCAGATCAATAGATTGGATTGTTCCTCTGAAGATTGGTTGAATCTTACACTGGAAGTCTTGACCTGTAACTGTATTGACACCAACGATACCATCAATCTTAACTTCAATAGGAAGATAGTTAAAACTACCATTACCGATGGTACTGATATCAACTATTACATCTCTATCATAGAAATACTTCTTATCGGTTGTACCACTACCCACCAAAGATAGTGAGAAGTTATTATCATCTACCTTATTGACATAGTATGACTCAACCGTGGACAATCCAACAATACCACTAGATGATGTGGAGTACTTAATAATCTCACCAGAATTATATCCATGGTTAGGAATCTCAAAACGATTACTCGCTGTATTGATTCCTGTTACTGGAATAGTTCTTTGATTATTCTTATAACCTTTACCTGGATTTGTGATGTAGATATTTGCTACAATATTTCTACTACCAACAGCTGTGATAGCCTGTACACCTGTTCCGAAGGTAGTAATATTAACTGTATTGATGCCAACTCTTGCATCATCTTCTGATGTATGAAGTTTGATAGTAGAAGTATCTACCAGTTCAACATAATAGAAAGCATTAGTTGATAAACCAGCAATTGGATTACCATCTTTAGCATCATAGAATACTTTATCCGAAACATTCAATTTGTGGAATGTTGAGAATCCAATAGTGTCATTTCCAATATCAATTCTTCTTGCAGAAAGTTCAGAGTTGAAACTGAGTGAATGAACGATACTCGTCATGTTCACTTCAGCAACAGCTTCCTCCGTGGGACTACCACCAGTGATGGTTACTGTAGGAACATCCAGGTAATCAAAACCACGGTCGATTAGGTTTAGTCCTACCAACTCTCCTTCGATTGATACAGTTCCTTCTGCACCACTACCATAGTCATCAACGATACTTAGTACAGGAGGATTGATGATATCATATCCTTCACCAGGATTAGTAATCTCTAGAGATCTGAGATCACCATAACTTAAACTTTCACCAGACTTATAGTTAAGGATCTCAACACCATTGATGAGAATACCACTATAACCAGGTTCAGTTAGATAGTTACCAGATTTGTTATCAGGTGTAAGAACTTCTCTTACAATATTCTGTGGAGAAAGTTTCTTATTATAGAAATCAAAATAGATAAACTCGTTATCTACTACATTACCATTCAGAGTTACAAACTTATTGGAGAAGATATCTGCTCTAGATCTTGCAAGTTTAATACTTGTAGAGTTAATTCTCTTTACATAATAAACATTAGCATCCACATTTACAAACTTACTTTCTTCTTCAGTTACTACTGTAATGCCATCAGGAGCAATTGTTGTGGTCTTAATAATACCTGGTTTGTAGAAGATGGCATCACCAGTTAAGAACCCATGATCTTGGTTTGTACTCAGAACAAGAGTTTCAAAATCAGAAGAAGAACCAGAGAAAGTGATCTTCTTATCATAGGGATCAGTGAAGATGTTTGAGTAATTAGGAAGTGAGTTTGATGCAACTACTACATCACCATTAAACTTCTGATATACGTTCTGAACATTAGCAACAAAGTTATTCAGAGTAGGATACTTACCAGAGTTTCCTTTGAGAAGTTGATTCTCTAGTTTGATATATGAGATACTACCAACATTTGCAGCAAGTTTTGCCAGTACTGAGTTCTCAGATGAAGATCTGATTACAGTACCTGGAAGTTGTAATCCACTATTACTTGTTAGTACAATCTGATAACCCGGTCTCAAGAAATGAGAATCAAATAAAGTGATAGAATATGACTTCTCCAGTTCATCAACTAGTTCAATGTTTGAGATATCCCATTCTGTTTTAATATTAGAATACCAGTTCTGAGATCTTTCATCACCTCTTTCAATACCAAGAGTTTGAATATTGATAGTATCATCTTCATTGTAGAAGTATGAATCTTGATTCAGTTTAAACTCTTTAAGAGTAGAAGTAATACGAACTTGAATCTGATTACTGGTATCAAATCCAACATATGCATATGAATAATCATCTAAACGAATATCTTCTTTTGCAGAGAAAGTATCATCAACTCCATAAACATTGAAGAACTGGTTGATACTCTTACCAGTATATGCAACAGAAACTATATCCCCTACATTATCCTTGAGGATTAGATTACCAGTTTCTGGGAAACCAAGAGTTGAATCAACATCTAGGATAGTTGAACCAATACTTACATTGTTCAGAAGTTTTGTTTTGGGATTAACTTTGAACTCACCAAAGATAGAACCAGTAACACTGATATCTCTAGCATATCCAGAGTCAATACTAATCTGATAATACTGTTTATCACCATAGTCAATTGGTTTAACATCAGATACAGAACCTCTAGAGTTTGTAGAGTCCTGGAACAGAGTAAGGTTCTTGAGTTCTAATGGATCACCTGCAACTTGTTCTACAACAAAGTCTTTCTCTACTTT